GCAGTAGAACCCGATGACGAAGATCAGATTATTGGTAACGGTGACACAGTTAATGTTATTTCTGTTGTTACTATATTTTCTAATGGGGTCAAGATTTGTTTCTTGTGTGATGTGAGAGAGTAATGAAACAGATAGTAAATATCTCTCTTGAAGACAAGATAGAAAAATTTATAGAAGATGTTGTAGAAGATGATGCCAAAAATATTTTATATAGTCTAGCGGATGATGTTATATTTTGGTCTACACCTACAGTTGACACTGGCGCTTATATAACTTCTTTTTCATTTAATGTGGGTGCTGGTAGACCTAGAGGTAAAAGCTCTAAGAATAAGCCTAGAAGACAATCTCCTCAACAAAAGGCAGCAGAAGGTAGAGAAAACCTTCAGCGAGACATAGATAAACTTCCTGACTTAGTTAATAAAGAATCTGTACAACTTAGAAATGAAGCCCCTCATGCTCAAGTAGTTGAGGATAAGCATGGTTATAAAGTGTTTGCTAAAGTGAGAAGAGAGTATGGCTAGTATCTATAATGACATACGGGCAGCACTTGAGAACAAGTTAGCTAATACTGCTAATTTACCTACAGGTATAGCTTATGAGAATGTCTCATTTAGCCCAACTACAGGTATAAACTATTTACAAACATTCTTTATCCCGACATCCCGTAGACCCGCTGTAAGAGGTTTAAATCCACAGCAAAGGTATCAAGGTATCTTTTCTGTTAATGTTTATACCCCAGAAGGTAATGGCCCCGCCACTGCTGATAGCCTAGCTAATACTATCTTAGAGGCTTTTGAAGCAACCACTAAAATCTCCTACACTGGGGATGAAACAATAACTGTATCTATTGACTACGCTGAAAGACAGCAAGGTTTCTTAGATGCGCCTTGGTACTACGTTCCGATTAATATCGGATGGTACGTTTATAACAATTAGGAGAATACAACATGGCCTTCGCACAAGGTTCTCGTTCCAGCCTATCGTACATTGTGGAAAGCACATTTGGCACGACTCCTGCTGGTAACTTCACAAACTTACCCTTCAGCACACACTCTTTGAACTTAACTAAAGATCGTGTAGCTGGTACTGATATTCAATCTGATCGTATGCCTCGTGTTGATCGTCATGGCAACCGTCAAGTCTCTGGTGACATTGTAGCTGACTTACGTGATGCTGACTACGATGTATTCCTTGAGTCAGCCATGTTGAATACCTTTTCAACTAACGTCCTTAAAGTTGGTACTACACCTAAGTTCTTCTCTATTGAAGACTATGCTGCTGACATCGACCAAGCTCGTTTGTTCACAGGTATGACAGTTTCTACTATGGGTATCTCTCTTGCCCCTAACCAGATGGTAACAGCTACCTACGGTATGGTTGGTAAGGACATGACTATTGGCGCTACTGAGAAGACACAGGACGCTGCATCAGGTGCCGCTCCATTCGATGCCTACTCAGGTACACTGGAGATTGGCAATACTAATGGTACACCAGCTACAGCAGCTATCGTAACTGGTATGGACTTCACTCTGACTAACTCCTTCGCACCTACCTTCGTTATTGGTAGTGACAGTGCGCCACAGTTGGAAGTTGGTCGTGCAGAGATCGAAGGTACTATCTCAGCTTACTTTGAGGATGCAGCCTTAATCAACCGCTTCCTGAATGAGACTGAAACTGAGCTTGAGGTAACTGTGGGTGATGGTAGTAACACTATCAAGTTCGCATTCCCACGGGCTAAGATCAATAGTGCAGACGTAGGTGTAGATGGCCCAACTAGCCGTGTCATCTCTATGTCATTCGTAGCACTCTACAACACAGCAGATGCAAGTAACTTAGTTATTACTCGCTCTGCATAAAGTACCCTAGCTAGGGCGGGGAGGCATTGGTGTCGGGTCTGATGCTTCCCCTTTTACCCGACCCGACAACTTTTTACCCGAAAGGAAACTCGACATGGACTTACTAGATTTAACCCCGACCAGCGACACTGTAGATGTCACTATTGTACATCCTACTAACTTTGATGTCTTGAATAATGATGACGATACACCAATGGTTATCACGGTATATGCACCACACTCCAAAGAGTATAAGGCTGCTGTACACGAACAAACCAACAAACGTCTTAAGCAAGCACAAAGTAAGAAGAAGGTAGAGATTACAGCAGAAGACCTAGAGGACGCTACTTTAGACTTACTTGCCAAAACTACTAAAGGCTGGAAGATTACTTATGGTGGTTCTAAACCTAAGTTCTCTATCGCTAAGGCCAAAGAGATTTACGCTGAAGTATTCTGGATAAGAGATCAGATTGAGGAAGCAGTAGCTAACTCTCTGGATTTTACGAAGGCCTGATTGAAGAACTGGTTGACTATGCAGAGCATGAGTTCTCTATAAGTAGACCAGACAAGTCAGGCACATCAGAACGTGAACACTTAGAACAAGTAGAAAGGCAGACTGGACACAGACCAAAAGCATTAGATGGCCCCGACTTCCCATTGCTTATGTCTCATGTTTGGTCTGCCTTTATTGTATTAAACGCAAGTAGAACGATGGGGTTCTCAGGCCCAAACCCGATAAGTTATCAAGAAATAAAAACATGGAAGGAGCTTACAGATACACCATTGTCTTCTTGGGAAATAGAAGCAATAAAACGTGTTGATGTAGTCTTTATGGGTACGATGAATGGCTAGAGCAGATTTAAAGTATATTATCGGGTTTGAAGCTAATGATGCTTCGGTTGTTCAAGCCACTAGAGCCTTAAAGAAGTTGACCGACCAACAATCCTTCCTAGATAGGGAACTTAAGAAAGGCAATATAAGTCAAGGCGTTTTTAGAAAGGGTCAAAAACAATTAAACGACGAAATAAATAGGTTACGCTCTGCTACAAAACAGGGTGGAGATGCTTTAAATAAGTATATTACTCAAATGGATGCAAGCGGTAAAGCTACTCGCCGTAAAGAGATAGCTATGCAACAAGCTGGCTACCAGTTACAGGATTTTATCGTACAGGTTCAAGCTGGAACTAACCCACTTATAGCTTTTTCTCAGCAAGGTTCTCAGTTAGCTGGCTTCTTTGCTGGACCTTGGGGTGCTGCCATTGGTTTAGGAATTGCGGCTATTGGGGGTCTAGGTACTGCCTTAATGAATGCAGGTATTTTTGCGGATAGTACAGATAGAAAGTTCAAAACCCTAAAAGAGACAATAGATAGCCTTAAGAGTGCATCCATGTCAGCAGCAGAAGAAGCAGCTTTTATCTTTTCTGGGTTTGGAACTGTAGAAGAATTTAAAGCCAGTCAAGCACTAGAAGATGCACTCTTAGAGTTATCACAAAGAACTGGTGGAAAGATCAGCGCCCAAAACTTTAGAGACATAGATATAAGCAGTTTTTTAGGTAGGGCAGATATAGCGGGTGAATTTGGTGGTGCAGGTAGAGTACTAGAGGCTGCTTTTGGAACTGGTACAGTTGGGTTGCTTAAAAACGCACAAAAAGCTGCCAATGAATTAGATACTGCGTTAGCTGCTGCTAATGGCCTTGCTAAAGCTAGAAGAAAACAAGCTGCTGAAGAAGCAGAACTAGCTGCAATATCAGAGGCGGCAATGGAGGCTGTCATTCATGGACCGAAGAAGGCGGCAGAAGAGGCAGCAAAAGCAGCCGAACAACAGGCTCAAGAAAGAAAGAAGCTCTTAGAGACCTATAATGTAGATATAACCAAAAGAAGCGCTTTAATTGGTCTTGAGGGGGAGCAGTTGCTTCTGACAAAACAAAGGCTTGAAAAAGAGGCGCTATTAGCCAATCTTGCTAAACAAGGTTTAGACATAGGTGATTATGAAACACAAAAGTTAGTTCAGAAGTTAGGGTATCTTCAATCTGAAGAATTACGACAGTTTCGTATAGGTGCTGCTGAAAAGAAACGTATTGAAAACCAAAAAGAGTTAAATAAAAAACTACAAGACCAGGAAAAAATACAAGCTCAACTTGAAAGGCAAGCATCTGCCTATGGTCAAGCTATGGAAAAAAGTTTTATGTCTATGGTTGATGGAACTAAGACTGTAGAAGAGGCTTTTCGTGATATGGCTAGAGATATTGTAGCACATCTTTATAGAGTTCTTGTGATTCAAAACGCAATACGTGGATTTGGTGGTATTCTAAGTGGCTCCTCTAACCCTTTCTTATCCTCTATTGGTCAAGGTTTATCTACCTATGGAAATTTTGAAGGTGGTGGATATACAGGGAATAGATCAAGATCAGGTGGCTTAGACGGTAAGGGTGGCTTTATGGCTATGCTACACCCCAGAGAGACTGTAGTAGACCACACTAAAGGTCAGGGTGTTGGTGGCGACACGGTTACGATAAACCAAAATATCAACGTCACTACAGGCGTACAACAAACAGTACGTGCTGAAGTCATGGGTCTTATGCCTCAAATAGCGGAAGCATCTAAAGCTGCTGTATTGGACGCTAAGAGGCGTGGTGGAGCATTTGGAAAGGCGTTTAGTTAATGGCTATTAGTTACCCCAGAGATTTACCTACAGCTACAGGCATAGCTAATATTACGCTTCGTGCAGTAAACCAAACTGCTATGACTATGAGTCCATTTACTTATAAGCAACAAATCCACAATCATGCTGGTCAGAGATGGGAAGCTGAAGTTCAACTACCACCAATGAAGTATGAGAATGCTGAAGAGTGGATTGCTTGGCTTCTTAGTTTAAATGGTCGTGCTGGTACATTTTTAATGGGTGACCCTAACCGTCTAACAGCTAGAGGGGCTTTAGGTGGATCACCAGTTGTAAATGGAGCTAACCAAACAGGGTCTTCAATTTCCATTGATGGGTGTAGCAATAACATTACAGGTTGGATGAAGGCTGGTGATTATATTCAACTAGGTGCTGCATCAACAGCTACACTCCACAAAGTATTACAGCAAGTAGATACAAACGCCTCTGGTCAAGCTACATTGGACATCTGGCCTAACATGGTTACAGCACCAACAGATGGTTCAATAGTAGTAACATCAAATACAGTTGGTCGTTGGCGTTTAAACTCAGGTGAACAAGATTGGTCGATAGATAATGCTTCCTTCTATGGCATTACATTTGCTTGTGTACAGGTGATCCCATGAGCCGTAACCTTGAGCAGATACAAAACATTGTTGAGCTTGATGAAATATTCCCGTTCTTTGCTGTTGAGCTTATGTTTGACACAAGGGTTGTTCAGTTTGGTGGTCAAGAAGTTACATCTGAACCTTTATATTTCTGGACAGGATTAGGTGAGATTACCATTGGTGGAATAACTTACACTGGCGCTGGTCAGTTCCTACAAATCTCAAGTGTCACAGAGACAGCAGACTTACGTGCAGCAGGGGCTACAGTAGTTATGTCTGGACTACCTACTGATATTATCTCTTTAGCCCTACAGGAGCCTTATCAGGGCCGTATAGCACGTATTAAGTTTGGCATGATGAATGCTAACAAAGCTAATGCTGTTGAAGAAGATGGTGGGTTATTTACGCTGGAGGATACTGGTGACTTAGATTTCTCAGAGGGTGATCCAGCAATCCTGATCCCGTTGTTTACTGGTTATATGGATCAGATGAACATCAAGGAAGGCCCAGATGATTGTACAGTTACCCTTTCAATAGAAAACAAGTTGGTTGACTTAGAGGTATCTAAGACCCGTCGATATACTTCTGAATATGCTAAACAGCGTGATCCTAATGATACTGCTTTTGACTTCATCAATGACTTGCAGAATAGACAGTTAAGTTGGGGTAGTTAATGCTTCCTAATTGGGAAATAGCTTTAGCGGAATATATAAATAGATGCTCTCGCAAACCTTTCAAATGGGGTGAGCAAGACTGTCTTACCTTTGCCAATACTGCTTATCATAAGATCAAAGGGTTTGGCTTCGCTGATGAGTTCTTAGGGTCTTATACGACAGCTAAAGGGGCAGCAGTAGCCCATGCTAGGTTCCTAAAGAAGACTGGCTACAAAGATATTATAGAGGGGTTTGATGATCGTATGACACGGTTGCAGACTAAATATCCACCAAGAGGAACTGTTGTCGCTAGGCCGCAAGAAGGTAACGAGTTTATACCTTATGCGTTTGGCATTATGGTTAATCAATACTGTGCTTTCGTTGGAAGTGAATATTTGATATTCTCTAAGCCAACCGATGACATGATGTTCTGGAGTTAATATGGCGCAATTTATAATTCCAGCAGCGTTATCTACGGGCCTTCAAGTTGCTACAACGATTGGTGGACTAGGGGCTTTTAAATTTTCCCTTTTAGGATATTCATTTGCTGCGGGGATGCAATCCGTATTCGCCTCAATCCTCGCTAGTACAGCTATGGGTTATGCGCTAAATGCTCTTACCCAACCTAAATCCACAGGAACATCATCTGGTGGTTATGGCATAAACGTCAATCAGATTGGGTCTACATTACCAACAGCAACTATTTACGGTGAAGCTAAAGTTGGTGGGGTTAATTTCTATCAGGAAGTTGTAGACACAGATATGCTTTACCAAGGCATAGCAATGGCAGACCATGAGATTGAAGGCTTCCAGAAGATCTTTATGAACGATGAAGAGATCACATCTACAAGCGCAGGGTTTAATTCTAATTATCTACAGGTTGACACGACACTTCAGCTTAATGGTGAGACTAGGGAAGTTAATGGGTATTCGCAATACGCAACCAGACTAGGTACTTTAGATCAGGAATATGTGCCAATCCTTAATAGTGCCAATGATTGGGGGCCATCTAATCGTGCTAGTGGTGTTGCTTATCTCTTCTTCAGACATGAATACAGCAGAAGCTATTTCCCTAATGGGGTTCCAGTAATATCAGCCATAGTCCGTGGTAAGAAGGTATATGACCCTCGCACATCAACTACAGCATGGTCAGACAATCCAGCCATTTGTCTAAGAGATTATTTGTTGTCATCAAGTATAGCTGATGCTGATGAAATAGATGAGGATTTATTCACTACGGCGGCTAACATCTGTGATGAGATTGTTCCTTTAGCTGCTGGTGGTAGTCAGAAACGATATACTTGTAACGGCTCATTTACATCAGATGAAAGTGCTACAACCATAATCAACTCTATTCTTGCTACGATGGGTGGGATGATTTGGTATACGAATGGTAAGTGGGGTATCAAGGCTGCATCATTCACATCCTCAATCCTAACCCTAGATGAAGATGACTTGCGCTCTAGTCTAAGCATTCAAACTAGGAATAGCCGTAGAGAGGGCTTCAACAAAGTCATTGGTATATTCCGTGGGCCAGAAAGTAATTATCAGCCTACAAACTTCCCAGAGGTTACATCTGACTTCTTCCTTAGCACAGATAATCAAAAGGAAAGCACCTTTGAGCTAGACTTACCTTTTGTAGATACATCAGCACAAGCCCAGCGTATTGCTAAAATAGCACTATATCGCAACCGTGAGCAGCTTAAGATTTCTGGTACGTTTGGTATGAGAGCCTTACAAGTTGGTGTAGGTGACATAATTAAGATCACTAATTCTCGCCTTGGCTTTACAGAAAAGCTGTTTGAGGTTTCGGAGTGGACATTTGGCTTAAATAACGACATGGCCTTAGAAGTATCAATGAGCCTACAAGAGATAAGCTCTGAGATATTTGAATGGGATGCTGATGAGACTTCGTTTGAGAGCAACAACACAAACTTGCTATCTCCATTCTATGTTCCCAATGTTGGCTTTACTACAACTAGCATTAAGCGTGTAATCAATGAGCATGTGACAAACGTATTAGCTGTAGATGTTACCTCTAGCAATCCAGAGTTCATTGACAAGGTTGAAGTTGAATACCTGTTGTCTAATACAAAGACATTGTTTGCTGACACCTTTGTAACAACACTAAACCCCAACTTATGGAGCGATACATATTGGGCATTTAGTGGTGTTCCAGCACCTCAATCTGGAGCATTAAATTTTAATGAGACTAATGCTAATTATATCTTCTTTGGATTTGAAACAGGTTCAGCTAATGAAACCTTCTTTGATCCCTTAGTCGGTACTGTAGCTGCTGGTGATGAACTTACGATAGTTCCTGTCGGTTCTACGGGTGCAATAGAAAGTCTTGGTGAGGCTACAATAAGCATTAGTATTATAGAAAAGATTTTTACTGCATCAGGGCGAGGATATTTCCGTATAAGGATTGGTGAATTTATCAGCTTGAATTATCCTGATAGCAATGCTTACGGTGCTGGTGGTCTGGTCTTTGGGTATTCTACTTTCTTTTTTAATGGGGATATATGGTTTAAGTACAGGTTTAAATCTGCACAAGAAACAGAAGGCTTTGTATCTCTAGGCACAGGCCCACTTGGTAGATTTGAGATACCAGATACAACTGGTAAAGCTGTCGGCTTAACCGATGTCCCTTCATACTTTATTCGTGCAAGAGCAATAAGCACATTAGGTATCGTAGGGCCATACACATCTCAGGATACAGCCTTCAGCAATGATATAACTGCACCGTCTGCTGTTACTGGTATAAATAAGAGGATTACTGGTGGTACGTTAAACTTAGAGTGGACACCATCTAGTGACGATGACCTTTCCCATTACAAGGTGCTATTTAACAAGACATCAACGTCCTACACACATCACTTCACCCAGTCTATTTTGGACAAGGTAGCCCGTCCTAGCACAAGTGTTAGCCTTCCAGCAGCAGCGGGAACTTATTTCATTGTGCCTTACGATAAGAATGGGAACGAAGGGGCAAGTGCTAGTGTTACTGTAAATGATGCAGACCTTCGCAGTTATTCCAACAACATAATCAGGCATTTTGGTGCGCAAGGTGGTTATATTTGGACAATCACCGCTGGAAGCTCAAACGTACAAGAAGAAGTACCTCTTAACCCTTATCAAACTT